ACTTATGACATTGCGATAATCGATGAAGCTCATCAGATGTACAAAGGTCTGCTCAACCAAATGAAGCGTTTTAACAACTTAGTATACATTGGTCTTACTGCTACTCCGTACAGCAGAGGTATGGGAGCTGAAGGACTATGGCAAGATCTTATAGTGACTACCACGCCACAAGACTTGATAGATGAAGGCTGGCTCTGTCCGACTGACTATTATCATGGAAGGACTGCTGACTTTAGTGATGTGAAGCTAAAAGGCTCATCTACTGGTAATCGTGATTATGATCCAGAGGCGCTAGGCAGTCGGATGGCAGAGGATGACACACTGGCTGGTGACATAGTATCGAACTACGTCAAGCACTCTGACGGCCTGACCAAGCGAGCTGTATGTTTTGCTCCATCCATAGCGTACAGCAAGAGCTTAGTAGATCGATTCAACCTGACACTGGGCCAAGAGATAGCAGTACACATTGATGGTTATGATGATCAGGTCACGAGAGATCTGAAGTACCAAGACTTTGAAGATGGTGTGTATAAGGTGATGATTAACAGCAGGCTCTTGAATACTGGCTGGGATGATAGCGGTGTTGAGATTTGCATTGACTGCTACAAGACTCGCAGCCTTACCACTTGGATTCAGCGCATTGGACGCATCTGGCGCATCCATCCAAATAAGGAGCGAGCTATAGTCTTAGATCATGCTGGCAATCTCGCTCACTTCGGCTCGTATCCTGAGACTTTTGTGCCTGAAGATCTTCACTCTGGTGACAGGAATTATGATGAGCGCAAGCAGGTCAAGAAGGAGGAGAAGGAGCCAGTGGTTCACAACTGCAAGCAGTGTTCAGGAGCCTTCACTGGCCTGAGATGCAAGTGTGGCTGGGAGCTGCCTATTGGTACGCCAACTCTCAAGGATGATGGCACACAGCTCGTAAAGGCTGAGAACCTGTCTCCTGCTGAGACAAGGCGCAAGACACTCACCAAAAAGGAGAAGCAAGAATGGTACTCTTCTCTTCTACATTACGGGTATCAGCATAACTACAAGAAAGGCTGGGCTTACCATAAGTATATAGATGCTTTCTCTTGCGCTCCTAACGGTTTGAAGCAGATAGGACGAGAGCCAATCCCAGAAGCTCTGAGCTGGATCAAGAGCCGCCAGATCGCATGGAGCAATCGTGATTATGATCGATCTACTGGTAGAAGACTATGATGGAATGGTATGCGCCAGTATTGGATAGGCTAGACAAGCTCAGACAGTTAGGAACTAACAAGTGGACTGCCTGTTGTCCTGTACACGATGACACTAATCCTTCGATGTCAGTCACGCTTGTTGATACTCCAGAAGGTCAGAAGCTACTGTTCTATTGTTTTTCTTGCGGCGCAAAAGGTGATAGTGTGGTAGAATCTATAGGACTCAAAGTGCAAGACTTGTTTGAGCAAAGCAAGGATTTCACTCCAGATCGTAATTATCTACTAACCAAATCAGTAGAGGATGACGATCTTTACATTTTGATCTATGACACAGATAAGTCTAAAGGCAAGAAGATCAGGTATAAAGATCACAAGGAGTATGTGGCAGCGATGGCTAGACGAGAGCTAAGGACTGCGCTCGATATTCCTCAAACTATTATTCAAATTGAGACGGATGGTTTCCTCTAATGGCTAGACCTGAGCGAGTTTTTACAGACGAAGAAATAGAAGAGATCAAAGAGCTTGCTCCGGTAATAACACAGGATCAGCTTGCTGAATATTTCTCTATAACTTCCAAGACCTTACGAGACATTTTCAAAAGAGATGAGCGAGTTTTTACCGCTTATACTAGAGCCAGATACAAGGATGGTGTACTAGCCGCCAAGACACTGCGCGACAAAGCTATTCTTGATAAGGATTTCCCAAGCCTGAAGCTCTACCTAAGCCAGACGCTTGGCTGGACAGAGAAGAGCAGGACAGAACATACAGGCGCTGACGGCGCTGCAATTCAGCACGATGTTGATACTCACTGGACTATTGAGGTGATGGAATAATGCCACTACAAAAAGGCAAGAGTAAGAAGACTATCTCCAAGAACATTAGAACTGAGATGGCGGCAGGAAAAAACCAACAAACTGCTATAGCCATTGCCTTATCGAAAGCCAAGAAGAAGAAAAGCAAGGCTACTTACGAATAAAGGTGAGCCATCAATCATGCCCAAGATGAAGATCCCCAAGAAGATGCTTTCTTTCTTGCCACCTAAGCGATACAAGATTTGCATAGGAGGCAGAGGCAGCGGGAAGAGCATGACAATGGGTGATCTGTGCCTACAGGCTGCTCAGATGCAAGGCATCAAGACACTCTGCGCTCGTGAGTTCCAAGCCAGCATTGATGACTCCATTCATACGCTGCTCTGTGCTGAGATAGAAAGGCTAGACTTGAAAGGCTTTGAGATACAGCGCAACGAGATCCGCTACGGTGGTGAGACTGCGTTCAAGTATATCGGTCTTGCCAGATCACCGGAGAGCGTTAAGTCCTATCATGGATTCTCCAGAGTGTTCGTGGACGAGAGCCAGACAATCTCAGAGGCCAGCCTCAAGGCTCTTACTCCTACGCTCAGGACAGCAGGCTCAGAAATTTGGATGGCAGCTAACCCAAGGTCAGCGGCTGATCCATTCTATTTGCGATTCGTTAAGCCGTTTGAGAAAGAGTTGCGGCGTGATGGTGTTTACGAAGACGAGCATCACACCATCGTCTGGATGAACCATAGCGACAATCCAGCTTTCCCAGAAGTCTTAGAGCAAGAGCGCCTATATGACCAAGCGCATATGTCACCAGCTCTCTACGCTCATGTCTGGGAAGGAGAAACGTATGACGAGAATGCTGACTCCATCATTCCGGTTGAGTGGTATTTGTCGGCAGTGGATGCCCACATCAAGCTAGGCTGGAAGGCAGAAGGCGCTATAATTGCGTCTCATGATCCTTCGGATGAAGGCGGTGACAGTAAAGGCTTCACGCTTAGACATGGCAACGTCATCCTAGATGTGTGTGAAATGGTGACAGGCGATGCTGGTGAAGGTATGGATTGGGCGCTGGACAAAGCTCTCAAGGCTAACGCTGATCACTTCATCTGGGACGCTGACGGCTTAGGTGTTTCTCTAAAGCGTCAGGTAGATCAGGCGCTCTCAGGAAAGAATGGCATCACATACTCTATGTTCAAAGGTTCAGAGGCTGCTGAAGATCCAGAGCTGCCGTATACAAAAGGCGGCACACAGAGGAACAAGACTAATCGTGAGACTTTCAAGAACAAGCGAGCGCAATACTGGTGGCGGCTAAGAGATAGATTTGAGGCTACTCACCGCGCAGTTGAGAAAGGCGAGTATGTGAATCCAGAGGATATGATCAGCCTGTCTTCGGAGATAACTACGATAGATCAGCTTAGGGCTGAAGTCTGCCGCATACCTATTAAGCGAAACAATGCTGGAAAGATACAGATACTAAGCAAGATAGAGATGGCTAAGCCTCCTTATCGGCTACCGAGTCCTAACATGGGTGACGCACTTATGATGTCGCTCCATTCACCCAAAGCAATTAATCAACAGAAGGTTACTCTTAACTTCTCAGGCTGGAAGAATCATGGCTAAAAAAGACAATTACGTTTACGAGAAAGACTCTAAGAAGGAGTACGGCGAGGATACTTATGATTCCTCCAAGTACAAAGATCACGATTATATTATTAATTTGCTATCGTCTTCTCAATCAGCAGACCAAGACCTGCGCGACAATGGCCGTGAGGCTGCGTTGTTTGTAGATAAGCGTGATGGTCAATGGGAGCCGTATTGGTATTCTAATGCTGGTGAGAGCAAGTCTCCACGCTACAGCTTGGATATGGTGAATCCGATAATTGATCAGGTCTGCTCAGAGATAGAGCAAGCCTCGTTTGATGTAAACGTCTCGCCTGCTGGCGGCAATTCCACTAAGGACATTAGCAACACCTACTCTGGCATTGTGCGTAATATCGAGTCTATGTCTGATGCTAAAGAAGTCTACAGTCATGCAGCCAGAAGCATGGTTACATCTGGGTTCGGCGCTTGGCGCGTTGTTCACAAGTATGTAAGTCAGGATAGCTTTGATCAAGATCTATTCGTGGAGCCTATCGGAAATGCCCTAGATAGGGTCTGGTTTGATCCAGCGGCTGAGAAGCAAGACAAGTCAGATTCACGGTACTGCTTTGTACTTCATGCTATTGGCAAGGATGAGTATGACAGGCGCTGGCCTGAAGCATCTGGTCAGTCAGTCGATGAAGGCCGTGATGGAGAGGCATACTACGACAAGGCTGAGGTCGTGGTCATTGGTGAGCTGCTGTACTGCGAAGAGCAAGAGCGCGAGCTAGTCATGATGTCCAACGGGCAGGTGCATGAGGTCAATGATGATTTCAAGAAGATCTCTGATGAACTGAAAGCTATCGGAGTGACAGAAACCCGTAGGCGTAAGCGCGTCAAGAAAGAGGTATGTTCACGGTTATTTGACGCTAGTGATTGGTTAGAAGCAAAGAAAAAGACAGTCTTTAATATGATTCCGGTGATTCCGATTTACGCCAACTACAAGATATTCGAGAACAAGACTATCTTCTGGGGATTGGTAGAAAAGCTTATGGACTCACAACGAGTGCTGAACTACTCAGTTAGCCGTGAGGTAGCAGAGACTAGCCTTGCACCAAGGTCTAAGTATTGGATGACAATGGGACAAGCGGCAGGCCACGAGGATTCATTGCAGACTCTCAACACCAACCATGATCCGGTGCAATTCTTCAACGTAGATCCAGAGTTCCCGCAAGTACCTCAGCAGCAAGGCGGCGCACAGATCAACCCAGCGTTACGCACAATGTCTGAGGCTATGAGAGGCATGATTACCTACGCATCTGGTATGTTCAGCAGCAACATGGGCGATAATCCACAGAATCAGTCTGGTGTTGCGATCAATGCTCTACAGAACAAAGGCGATAACTCTACGATTAAATACTTCAAGGCGTTGGAATTTGGCATCCGCGCTACTGGTCGCGTCTTAGTAGCTGCCATCCCAGAGATCTATGACTCAGCGCGCACTGTAAGGCTGCTGAAGGAAGACAATACTTATGATGTTGCTGACATCAATCAGAAGGTCATAGACCAACAGACAGGCGATGTGGTGACTGTCAATGATCTGTCAGTCGGCAACTATGACGTACAAGTCAAGGCTGGTGCGAGCTTCAAGAATCGTCAACAGGAGACTATTGAAACAATCATTGAGATTGCCAAGGTTGATCCTACTATTCTTCAGATCGCTGGTGATGTGTTACTGGACAACGTGGCTACTGCTTCAGCTCAGCAGATCTCTGATCGCAAGCGCGCACAGATGATAGCGGCTGGCCTGATACCACAAGATCAAATGACCGAAGACGAAATGATGGAAGCGCAGCAGCAGCCAACAGATCAGCAGCAAGATCCTAATATGGTCTTAGCTCAGGCTGAGCAGATGAAGGCTCAAGCTGAAATGCTCCGAGCGCAGATAGAGCAAGCGAAACTTCAGAACGAGCAGATGAAGCTACAGTTAGAAGCTCAGAAGCTCCAGACGCAGATGCAAGGTGATCAGGCTGACAACCAGATAGATTCATTCAACGCTGAGACTAAGCGCATGGAAACTCAGATCAAGGCTCAAGAGGCTGGAGCAACGATTGATAGGACAAGCGCCCAAGCAATGGGTGAGGAGCTAGACAATCAAGAGAAGATGGCTGACATGATGGATAGGCAGCGAGCGGAGGCTGAGCGTATGCGAGCAGAGGCCCAGCGCAAAGCAATGAGGTTCATGTCTGACTCTGAGATAGCGAGAATGCAGAATGGCTGAACGTAGACCCAGCGCAGGATCATCGGCTATTAACCAAATGGCTGAGAAGAACTACAAGTACGGTGGAGACTCTACTCTTGGCGGCTTGCTGCTACCTTTTCGTAGAGAAATTCTTAGCGAAGAGGAAAGCCAGATCGTAGACTTTGATGATAGTGGTCAAGCTATAGTCGAAACAATTCCGGCTCAGTACGGTGAGACTGAGATAGATTCCTCATACAGTCCGGCATTCAGAGGCGCTAGGTCTGCTGGATCTTTTCTTAATGACATCTTCTTTGGTGATGCTAACGAGCAATCGCAAGCTGCTGGCAAAGCTGTCAGTGCTATCAGAGGAGTTGTCAAAGCTGTTCCGCAGATGATAGACGAGCAAATGCGAGCAGCAGGCTCTGATGGTCGATACTATGATCCAGAAACTAGGAGAATTGTAGAGTTTGATCCTACTTTGGTTATGGGAGGCAGTGGCGCTGGTATGAAGGCTGTAAGGAACACTCCCAGCAATCAAGTAATTCTTGGCACAATGGGAAGCAAAACAGCCAGCTACACTCCTGACCAAAGAAGAGCAGTGGATGAGCTTGAAAGGCAAGGAATGGATACTGAGAATCTATTCTTGCATGGCACATCTGACGATATAAGACAGCCAACATCTAGCAAAACAGGTGCTAGAGATTCTGGTTTTATAGGAGAAGGTTTCTACGGTGCTACACCAGAAGGATCTAGGATATCTGATTTCTATGCAAATACGGCAGCTCCTAGATTTAGGAATGAAGCAGGAGACTATAGTGACCCTAATGTTTTTCCATATATAACAAAGCGTGGAAACTATAAGCAGTATTCTTTAATGGATAAGGCTGGTATGGGGATTGTTGCTCAAATGAACCCCAACTACAGCAAAGACTTAACTCGAAAAAATATAGATGAAGGTTTTATAGGTGCTGAAGTAATCGATGCAGATGGAAGCATCATTGAAAGAGTCAACTATTTCCCAGATACGGATACACGCTCGGCTCTCAACTACGACACTACAGACCTATACTCAGGCGCTAGGATGCAGAGAGCGCAAGACCTTGATTTCGATACTAGCAGGACTGCATACAGAGGACTTAGTGGCGAGTACGATCCAAGTAAAGCTGGAAACTATCAAATGTTTACTAGCAGTCCTGAAGATGCCAGCGAGTATGGAAGCAATGTTGTTTCTTCATATTTAAGAAAAGGAAACAACCTTGTTGTAGAAGGCGGTAGAAGTAACTTCAACTCAATCCCTGTCAGAAACTTGCCTGATGAGGTTAGGGCTAATCTGCATTCAAGCGTAGGTAGTGTGGCTAGAACAGATGATATAGCATACGCAGCACAGGCAGCAGGCTATGACTCTGTATCAATTAACAATGTGTTTGATAAAGCCTCAAATGAAATCTCGTTAAAGCCGACTCCAGCAAGCAATGCTCCTATGAGTCAGGAAATGATGGATTTGCTTGATGAGGTAAATGCAAGCGGAATGCTCAACAACACTCCTGATGTCGCTCTGCCTCCTGAAATTCCAAGAAACTACGATCCAACTACGATTGATATAATCTTTGATCCTAAAGACATTCGCTCTGTAAACGCTGAATTTGATCCAGCAAGAGCTGACAGTGCAGATCTGCTATCTAGCAGGCAATCAGAGCGCCAAATGTCAGCATTGAGAGGAATTGCATAAACGATTTATGGAAGCGTAATAGTGGTTCGAATCCACGGGCGGTAATCTATCGGAGCCTCGCACGGAGTGCCGCTTCCACCCTAACTAAGATTGGCGTTTTTATCTAGGCAGGAATTTGCAATAAAAATACACGAAAACCTGCCTACGGACAAAACTCAATTAAAAAACTCTTGTTTTGTCCGTAGCCACGGATTTAAAAAAGCTGTATGAAAGTATTGCTTTTTATCAAATTGTGGTATATTTGACCACTAGCGTACTCCACGCTTTTATGGAGGCACGGAACGTCACCGTTTATTTGACGGCATAACAGTAGGTATAAGATGCAACCAGAAGATATGGTCGATGAGGCTTTAGAGCTTGAAGACGTAGAAACTGTAGATCAGGAAACTGATTCCGAATCATCAACGGATACTGGTGAAGACCAAGAGCAATCCACTAGACCTGTTTTTAATGAAGAGCAGCAGAAGGTATTTGACAAGGCTATAAGCGAGAAGACTTGGAAGGCGCGAGAAGCAGAGCGTCAGGCCGAAGATTACCGCAAGCGCCTTGTAGATCTTGAAGCTAGGATTCCTAAAGAACAGCCGCCCGAAGTGCCGAAAGTGCCTGACTTCTATAGCCTCTCTGATAGAGAGATACAGGATCAGCTCCGACAGCGTGATGAGGCGATTGCCAAGCGAGCAGAATTCGCAGCACGGCAGCAGGCCGCAGAAGGTCAGCAGCTAGAAATGCAGCGTCAGCAGCAAGCAACAGCAATTAGTGAGCAAAATGCGAAGATCGCAACCTACGCAGAACGCTCTAAGAACCTTGGTGTAAAAACTGAGGATCTGCAAAGCGCAGCAAACAAGATAGGCCAGTTTGGGATTGACTCAATGCTGTCTAGTCATCTGATAGATATAGAAGATGGAAGTCTTGGAACGCTGTACTTAGGTCAGAATCTCTTAGAGTTGGATAAGTTGGCAAATATGCCTGCTAATAAAGCGTTGTTGTATTTGGATCAGATCATTATGCCAAAGGCTAGAAAACTTAAACCTAATGTTAATGCCGCTCCTGATCCACTAGACACGCCGAAAGGCGCTGGGATAAGCCCCAAAGCTGGTGGCCCGAAAGGAGCAACTTTTGAATAAATGAGGTAGTACGATCATGGCTAATAGCTTATCAAGTAATATAACCCGTCCTCTGGCACGGGTGTTCTTAAATGCGTTTCAGAGTTCACGAGTCCTAACCAAGACGGTTGATACTCAACTGCTTTCAGGACGCTTCACTCCTTCAACTGGTAGTAGTGTGGATTTCAAACGTCCTCACGACTACAACACTATCCGTACTGCTGGCGGAGACATTTCTGCCTCAGCCAAGTCTGACATCATTGCAGGCAAGGCCACAGGTACAGTACAGCCCTACTTCACTGTAGCTACCGAGTTCACGAACATTCAAGAGGCTCTTGAATTGGATCAGTTAGAGCAAATACTCGCTCCTATGGCGCGAAGAATTGTCACTGATATCGAGACTGATCTTGGTGGTTTCATGATGAAGAATGCTTCACTGCGTTATGGTACTCACGGTGTCTTTGCTGATGCTTGGACTGATATCGCTGGTGCAGGCGCGCTACTCGATAGCGTTGGAGTGCCACCTGAAGCAGATAAATACTACGTTATGAATCCATTTACGGCTACTAAACTTGCAAACGCACAGAATGGCCTGAATGCTGCCGATCAACTTGTTCGTACAGCATGGGAAAACAGCCAGATTTCTGCCAATTTTGGTGGACTTAGAGCGCTGACTTCTCAGAGCTTGAACACGTTTACATCTGGTACTGGCACAGATCGCGCAGGTACTTTGAGTGCTGCTCCAAATGCTACTTACTTGGCAGCTAAGGACACAATGACGCAGAGTATTGCTGTTGCTGCTCTACAGGCAGGCATGGTAGTTAAGGCTGGCGATATGATTAAGATCGCTAATGTTAATCGTCTAAACATCAACTCTCGTACAGCTATGATAGATGAGAACGGTGCTGCGGTTCATTGGGCAGGTGTTGTAACTGCTGACGTAACTCTAAGTGGTACAGGTACAGGCACTCTAGTAGTAGCTGGGCCTGCTATCTTTGAAGCCAACGGTCAGTACAACACAGTTGACGCTGCTCCTGCTAATGGTGCGGTTGTTACTATACTTAGTGCTTCTGCGACAACCTATCAACCTAACTTGTTCTATATGAAGCAAGCGTTTGGTATAGGTACTGTTAAGTTGCCGAAGTTGTACTCCACTGACACGATTGCTACTACTGAAGATGGTATGTCCATCCGAGTTAGTAAGTATTCAGACGGTGACGCTAATACGCAAAAGGTTAGATTTGATTGCTTGCCTGCGTATGCCACGTTCAATCCTTTTATGGCCGGTCACGGTTTCGGAGTTTAGTTCATAGAGGTGTTTTGGGAGCTTCGGCTCCCAGTTTTTTATGGCTAAACCAACGAAAGGAAAAGCACGAGCGAAAGTTACCAGCACTGGCAAGAAAGTCTCCTATGGGCAGGCTGGAAAAGCTAGTGATGGTGGCCCTCGCGTTCGGGCAGGAACAAAGAAAGGTGATTCGTACTGCGCTCGGTCTTTGGGAATTAAGAAGCGATTATCTAAAAGGCAGCAGAACGATCCTAACACTCCAAATAATTTAAGCCGCAAGCGTTGGAAGTGCAAAGGCGCAAAGAGTGCTACTTATGAATGAAGGTCTATACTCAAACATCCACAAAAAGAAAAAACGTATTAAAGCTCAGAAGGCCGCTGGTAAAACGCCAGAGCGGATGCGTAAGGTAGGATCAAAAGGCGCTCCTAGTGCGGCTTCGTTTAGAAAGTCAGCTAAAACTGCCAAAGGAGCTACATACGAGTAGAAGTTTTTATGGCTAAAAACGTAAAGCACTTTAAATCTTCTGGAAAGCCGTATAATGGGAACACTCATACAATGGCTGACGGCACAGTTCACACTGGATTAACTCACACTAAAAACAGTGTTCGGGTATTTCATAAAAGAGAGCTGCCCAAAAAACCTTCAAAGAGTACATACGAATAATGGCTACTGTCGCTCAGGTCGCAACGTCCTCACTTCAACGGATATTGGTACAGGCTAGTGAAGCCCCACTACAGGCTGACGAGTACCAAGATTTTATATTTTCAATGAATAATTACATGGCAGAGCTAGATGCTTCAGGCATTCAGCTAGGCTATACAGTTGTGTCTGATTTAGGTGATGACGTAACAA